ATGGGGTCTCGGACGGTCGAAACGTCCTCGTACATCGCGTTCGCGCGGCGGATCATTCGCGGCGCTGGTAAGCGTGTGGCGACCGCTGATGACTGGGAGCTTGGCGAACTCCTCTCCCTCCGGGATGAGGTCGAGGACGCCATTCAGCGGGCAGTGGACGGGCTTCGCGCTCAGGGTCACTCGTGGCAGTACATCGGGGACGCGCTCGGGATCAAGAGGCAGAGCGCCTATGAGCGCTACGGCAGGGGCACGCCATGAACGGGGTTAGTCGAATCGCCGGAATAGACTGGTCGCGAATGATGCGGCTGGGGGGCATGTGTCGTAGCGAGAGGACCCCCGCCGTGCGTTGCCGTATCCCGTCGAACCACCCGACTCTGTAGCGCGCGTGGCACTCCCACTCTCGGCCTCCTGGACGGAGGCCCTAGACGACTACGCCCTGAAACTCCGTGGCGACAGCCGCACCCCGGCGACCATCCGCGCCCGACGTGAGCAACTCCAGCACCTGGCCCGCCGCATCGGAGTGGGGCCATGGGAGGTCAGCGCCGATGCCCTCCTCGCCTTCGTCGGCTCGCAGGAGTGGATGCAGGAGACGCGCCGGAATCGATACGCGTGCTTTCGAGAGTTCTGGAAGTGGGCGAAGCGGACCAAGCGCATCGACCGCAACCCGGCCAAACACCTGCCCCGCGTGAGCGCATCCGCACCGAACCCCGACCCGGTTCCTGAACAGGTCTACGCCGACGCGATGAAGCGATCCGATGAGCGAACCCGGCTCATCATGCGCCTGGCTCATGACGCGGGCCTGAGGCGCGGAGAGATTGCCCTCATCCACTCTGAGGACCTCCGTCCCGACCTGCTCGGCTGGTCGCTCCTCGTCCACGGCAAGGGTCGAAAGCTCCGCATCATCCCCCTCACGCCTCGGCTCGCGCTGGACCTCCGAGCGCTCCCCGAGGGATATGCGTTCCCCGGTGCTATCGACGGCCATCTGTCCCCGCGTCGGGTGTACGAACTCGTAGACGAGGTCCTCCCTGGCCCGTGGTCGCTCCACAACCTCCGGCACTCATTCGCTACGAACGCGCACGAGGCGTCCGGCGGCGACGTCCTCACGCTCCGGAATTTGATGGGCCATGCCTCGGCCGACACGACCGGCCGGTACGTCCGCCTCTCGGATGCTCGTGGCCGTAGCGTGGTCTACGCGGCCGCCGGTCTCGCCGCCCCCGATAAGCCCACCGCGCGCCTCGTCGCGGTCTAACCCAGGAGATCCCATCATGACCAACCCCACGACTCCCCCAGCCCCGTCGACGGCCGAGACGCCCCGCCCCCGTCTCCCGCTCTGGGCGCACATCTATGGCGCGGCCGCCGTGGTGCTCCTGGCGGCGTGCTGGATGCAATTGGTGACTATCGCGGCCAACCTCTGACCAGACGCGACGATGCCCCCTCCGGAGTCCGTGAGGGGGCATCGTCGCGTCTAGGCCACTTTCGAACATACCTAGCGGTTTGGTGTGTTTGCACCCGGTCGCCGGCGGCCGAGCTCGACCCGAAACCGTAGGTTATGTTCGAAACTCATGCTCGGGGCATTCCAGTCTCGTCGACATAGAAGACGGCCATGAGGAGCGGAGCGATGACGGGTGCGGCGGCGGGCGGAAGCCAACCGGCGAACACGGCAACGCCCACGGCGGCCGCCGCGACTCCGTAGGCCCAACGTCGGAAAGCGGGCCGGAGCACCGTCTCAGACTTGGACCGGAGGGCGGCCCTCCGTTCGGCTCGGGTCTTGTAGTTCGTGGTCATGTGCGTTGTCCTTTCAGTCGAAGAGGTCGGCGGGAGGTTGCGGGGCGGGCGGGCCAAGCCCTCGGTAGATGTGGTCGACGAGTTGGCGATTCCAAAACCAGAGGCGCTGGTTCTGCGCGTACCACTTGGTCAGCTGGACCGCGAGGGTGATGCCTCCCGCGACCAGTGCGGCGACGACGACCCCCGCGAACGCGAGGATCGCGAGCACGACGGCATCGGCGGTCATCCGTTGACAATCGTTAGGCCCTCGATGGCAAGCAGAGGCTGAGGGCCAACCAACTCGATTGCTTCGCCTCGGTCGATGTCCTCGCGGCAACGTGCGAGCTGGAACGAGTTCCACTGTCGGACGGCCGTGCCCGCCAAGTAGTCGACGACGAACCACCGCCCGTCCCTCTTCTCGTCGATCTGGAACAGTCTCTTCATGGTGATGTCCTCCTCGGGATCAGGTGTGATGTTCGCGCCGGATGACGCGGGCTTGTTGCGGTGTTGGTCGATTGCGGGGAAGTACTCGCCGTGCCAGGGTTCGTCCTTCTTCGGGTTGTTCGGGTAGCGCGCTGTTTGCTTCCAGCCGTTCTCTCGCCAAATCGCGGCGGCGCGGGCGTTGTACCAGTCGTCGGAGTCGACGGCCAGGCCCTGACAGTGGACGGACTTGCTCGCCGGGAGCGCGTAGGGAGCCTTCGGGCCACCCGCGAGGTACGCGATCCACGCCGCATAGTTCTTGTCGGCCTGCTCGGGCGAACGGCCCGCGTCGTTGACGTCAGCGAGGCGACCTAACTGCTCGTCGATCCGGTGGACAGAGGCGGCGGCCGGGGCGTCGAGCCAGCCCCGACCGCCGCTGAGCTCAACCCTCTGCATGGCGCGCCTCCAGGGCCGCGATGCGCTGGGCCATGAGGTCCATCGCCTGGTGGTGTTGTGCGTTCTGGGCGATGAGGAGCGCGATGAAGTCGATGGTTTCGGGCGCGCCCTGCTCGTTGTAGACGACGAAAGGTTCAGTGTCGGGGTTCTCTGCGAGGCGCTCTGCGATCCATCCGTACTTCCACGCTCCGGGTTCGCCCTGTCGCATCTGGAAGCGGTGGAGGTCGGGGAAGATGTCACCGAGGGCGGCCGGGTCGATGGCGCTGATGTACTTCTTGTAGCGCTCGGAGGACGCACCTCGACTGACGCGGCCGTCGTTGTTGATGTAGGCAACGGCGTATCCGGCGGTGGCGGGCGACGAGTTCGGCAGGTACAGGCTTCCCGTGATGGTGCCGCCGCTGGTCTTGACGGTGTCGCCCATGAGGCCGGGGAGGGTGGCCTCGGTGACGATGGCCTCGTCGAACTGTCCCGCGCCGCTGGAGACGCGGACGACGGTTCGGTTCGCGCCGTCGTTGCGGTAGAAGCCGATGTTGTGGGCGGATAGCTGTGCGACCCCGTAGAGGAACCCGAGCGCGTTGCGCAGCGCGACGTCACCCGTCGCGGGGACGCCGAGCGCAGTGCGGGCACCGGCGGCGGTTGTCGCGCCCGTCCCACCCTTATCCAGCGGGGTCACCGCGCTCGTACGCTGGGCGATGTAGTCGCGAGTCTTGTTGTCCTCGTCCCAGCCGTCGCGGCGGTCTTCGTTGCCGGTCAGGATGTCCATGCCCGCGGCGAGGGCGTCGTCTCCGTTTGCCATTAGATGATCTCCTCTTTCCAGGACTCGCCTACGGGCGAGTCGAGCCAGGTTTCGCCCGCCGGGATGAGCACCCAAGCGGACGGGGGTATGTCGGCTGTGCGTGTCGTGATGGACATGTCGCCGGTCTTGAGGTCGTATCCCAGCGCCTGAATGGTGCCCGCAAGGATCGGTGCGCCGTCGACGCGCGCCGAGAGGAATTGCTCGGGTTGCGCGCGCCAGTCGATGCCGGTCTCGGCGCTGAGCATGCGGCCTCGGCCTTGGGCGCGGCGCACGGCGTAGGCGCTGAATCCGGGGCCGGGGTAAGGGACGCCGGGGCGCTCGAAGACGCGGACCTGTGTGGGCGGGTCGACGGCCGCGAAGCTGTCCACCTCGGTGTGCTCGACGCCGTCCGAGTCCTTCCAGGTGTAGATGGTGACGGCGGCGTCGAACCACGTATCGGAGTCGCGCGTGAGGGTGTCTTCGACGTCGCGGAGGTTGACACCCTGGCGAAGGTTGAGCGCCCCGCCAGGGTTGTAGTTTTCGTCGCGGAGGGTCCACTTGCGGTGCTCGTCGCACACCAGCCGGTAGCCGTATGCCTGGACGATGGGCCGGAGGAAGTCGAGCGCAGATCGACCCGCCTGCCAGCGGAGCATGTCCGGGGATCGGCTGATGAGCGCCTTGCGGGTCGCCGCGCTGGCCGACGCGACGCCCGACCAGCCATATCCGTACTGCACGGTGTCCGTGGTGTCACCGTCGAAGAACAAGAACGGCAGGTCGTCGAGGACGTTGTCGACCTCGGAGAAGCGGTGAGCGGCCGCGTCGAACGTCGCACCGGCGGGCCAGGTTCCGGCGGTGCGGTAGCAGTATGTTCCCGCGCGGGTTGCGGTTGCCGGGGCGATGCCGACGACCTCGACGCGCTTCCACACGTTCGCGGTGAGCGAGACCGGGGTGCCGGTGGTTGCGCCTACGCCTGCACCGGCGGCGGTTACCCACTCGATGTTGAGGGAGACAGTGACCGCGGCCGACGACCGCACCCACAGCGTCGTGCGGTACTGCCTCCCCGCCCCGACGGTGACGGCCGTCGATCCGGCGGATTCACCGCCGATGTTGAAGACGCCGCCGCCGTTGAGACCGCCCATCGCGGCCCGTCCGAAGAAGTCGACTCCGGCCCCGGGAGGACCGCCCGCTGTGCGCACGAGAGCCGCGCTCGCGCCGCCGACCCATCCGGCGGTTGTGGAACGGAAACCACCGTTGGGCGAGAGGTTCGTCGCATCGGTCAACACGGTCACGTCCTCGTCGTGCGCGGGCGATGTTTCCAGCGCGGCGCCGAGCGCCTTCCCAAGCACGTAGTTGATGACCGCGCGGAGACTCGATTGGTGAGCGAACGCGCCTGTGTCGTCGCTGAGGGGCGCGTAGTCGTCGAGAAGGGCCTCGTCGCTAGCGAGCGTGAGGGTAACTGTGCGTCCGTCCTGGGCGACGCGGCGGGTGCGGAGGCCGAGGTCGAAGGTGCGGGTTTGTGCGGGAATGGTCGAGAAGGTGGACGCGGCCGCGATGAGGACGCGGCGAGTGAGACGCGGGTCGAGGGCGGCGAGGATGTCGGCGGTCGGCATGGCGATGCGGAGGGTGCTCTCGATGTGCGGGGCGCGTCCGACGTCGAAGGTGATATCTCCTTCACGGAGGCCGAGGACGTGCCCCGCGCCGGTGACGGTGTAGGTGTGCTTGGCGGTGGTCACGCGGTCACCTCTTGGAACGGGACCTGGATACGCCACATGGTGACGACGGTGTCGTCTTGCTCGAGGTCAAGGTCTCCCTCGGGGATGGCGAACTTCATGTTCAGTCCGTCGACGTCGCCGTTCGCGATGGTGAAGAGTTCCTCGCGGGCGAGGGCGTCGAAGGCCGTAAGCGCGGCGGCCTCGCTGTCGAAGACCAGGCGGAATGTGCCGGTGCGGAGTCCGGCGGGGCGGAAGTCGATGTCGGGTTCCGCCCGGTCCAGGACTTCCTGGACGAGGTTGCGGATGGGCCGGGATGCTCTGAAACCCTCGACGGCGGTGGGCGTGATGGTGCCCGCGCTGTAGGTGATCGTGGTCATTACTGCCACGCCCCTTCCTTGACGAGTTTCGCGGTGATGGTGATGGGCCTGTTGGCTTCGGAGCGTCGCCAGGCGGCGAGGTCGCGGGCCGCTTGAGAGGTATCGAGAACGGCCTCGACGTGGACGGTGCGCCTCTTCGTGAGGGTGTCGAGGCCGTCGCGGACGGTGCCCTCGCCGGTGAGGTTGGCCTTGATGGTGACGTCGCGGTCCTCGGCGGCCTCGTCGAGTTCGGCCGCTGCGTCCCCGGTGTCGACGCTCACGTCGACGTCCACGGATGCCTCCGGGTTGAAGGAGTCATCGAAAGCGACGGCGGCTTCCGATCCGCCGGTCGAGCCGACGTCGTTGAGGGCGGCCGCAAAAGGTGCGCGCGCATCCTCGGGGAGCGCGGCGAACTGGGCGACCCATTGCGTGCGCTGGCCCTCGGGCATCTCCAGGAGGTTCTGCCACTGATCGGGGCTGAGACGCATTGTCTCCAGGTTTGCCTGGTAGGCGGCAATCGCGCCGGATTGCTGGTTGACGTATTCGAGCCATCGATTGATGTCGAGCGCGCCGTCCTCGTTGGTGGCGTAGTCGGCGGCCGCCTGGCGCATGCTGTCGTACGCGCTCGTCACGGAGGCTTTGACAGCCTCCTCGGCTGATGCGATGCGTTCGGCCTTCTCCTCCGCGGCGGCGGCTTCGGCGGTGGCCGCGTCCAGTCCCGCCGCTTTCTGGCGTTCGTACGAGTCGGTCGTCTGGTCCCGGAGCGAGATCTCTTCGTCGAGCTGGGAGAGGAGTTCGTCGTGTGCCTTGTACTGATCGTTCAGCGCATTGACCTTGTCGACGTAGCCGTCAACGGGGTCTTTCTTGTTTCGCTCTACCAGGGCCTGGATATCGTCATAGGTGGCGTCTTTCGACCGCTCGACGGCTTTGCGGTATTTCTCTACCTCCTCGGTGGAGCTAGAGAGGACGTCCCCGATTTCGGAGGTCGACCGATTCATCCTCTGGAGGGCGTCCTCCCAGTCCTCTAGCTGGGACGGGTCCTTCTCCCAGAACCAACGGGCGTCCGTCGACTTGAGTTCCTCAAGCTCCTTGATGCGCTCGATCATCCGAGATGCGCCGGTGAACCACGCCTCAGTAGACACACCGGCATCGCGGGATTCCTGGGCATACTCAACGGCCTTCATGCGGAGTTCCTCGGCGGCCTCGGCGGCCTCCTGGAACTTGCCTACGGCGATGCCGATACCGGCGGCGATGGCGAGCCCTGCGAGGGCACCGGCGGGACCGAACCCGGCGAAGGCGTTCGCGGCCACCTCTTGGAACATGTCGAGGATGCTCTCGGCGGACCCGTCAAAGGATGCGGCCGCCTCCTTGGCGGTGCTGTTCGCCTCATCTCCGAACTCTTTGACGCCTTCCTCTGCGCGGTCCATGCCGCGCTTGCTGTCGTCTCCGGCATCGCGTGCGGCGTAGCCGAGTCGCTTGAGCGCGTCGCGGGTGTCGTCGAGTTCGTCGTCGAGTTTGTCGGTGGCCTTCTGGGCCTTGGTGAGTTCCTTGTCGAGGTCGGCGCTGTTGGCCGCCTTCTCCAGGTCGGCGAATGCGTCGGCCGCGTCGTCGAGCGGCTTGACGATGCCGTTGACGATGGACTTCTCGACGCCGTCGGTGTCCATCGCGACGCCGATTTCGTACTGGTTCTTGCGTGCCATGGTGGGCTATCTCACCTTCTCCCCGGCCTCGTGGAGGGTCCGGAGGGTGGTCTGAATTTGGAGCGAGGCGAAGCGGCGGATGGAGTCGCGCGCGGCGGGGAAGACGACGTTGCCGCGTCGATTGCGATCCCCGAAGAGGGAGCCGGTCGAGCGCGTGTACGCCTTGCCCTTCTTGGAGCGGGATTTGATGGGTGCGGCCGCTGGCCGGCCGAATTCAGCGGCCGAGTTCAGTGCCGCGTACTTGCCTCCTCCGGCGCGGAGGAAGACGTTGCGGTTGGTGACGCCGACCTTGGAGGTGTCGACCAGCGTGCGCTGTTGGATGCGCGTGGTAGCCCGCTCGGCTGTCTCGCCCTTCCAGATCGGCTGTGCCTCGGATTTGAGCGCCCGGTTGTTCTGCTTCCGAATCTCGGCCGGAACGGTCCTGTAGGCGATGGCGAGGTCACGCAGGGGCGAGTCAATGAGGAGACTGATTCGCCCCTGCGTCATGGGTCAGCCCGCCTGTGTCGCCGTGGGGACGGGGCGAGTCGACGGGAAGGCGATGGTGGACACGCCGACCGCCTTCGTCGCGCCGCCGATCTTGGGCGCGACGAGGGTGATCGTCGACGTCCAGGTGGTCGGCCCGTCGACGACGGTGATCTCGACGTCTTCGCCTTCGTCGTCGAGGCACTTGCGCGCGAAGCCGGTCGCGGTGAAGTCCTGGAAGACGTTGAGGGTGAGCGTGTAGCCGGACTCCCCGGCGAACTTATGGACCTTGCCGGACACATCCGTCACCTCGACGGCGACCGTGGTGGGGTCGTAGGAGAAGTCCTGGATGTGCTCGGTGTAGGAGTCCGCGCCGATCTTGATGGTTGCGGTGACGAGGCGAAGGTTCGCCGGGATTTCTGCCATGGTGCTATGCCTCCTCGGGCATCGGGTCCGGCACGGTGTCCGGTTCGGTGGTGGGTGTGGGGTTCGCGTAGCGACTGAGGTGGACGACCTCCAGCCGGTAGCACGTCTCGCCGGTCGGAAGTCGAATCTTCGTAGCGGTGTCCCATGCCAGGAGAGGCATGAGGTCGAGGATGGGTAGGAGGTGGAGAAGTTCGCTGGTCACCCTCGCCCGCCCTTGCGTGGGGTCTTCCTCGGGCGCGGCGAGGGTGAGTGTGTACTCGACGCCGACATGGTTGACCGGGACCGGTCCGCCGTTGATCGTCGTGACCACATCGCCCTGCTCGTAGTAGAGGATGACGCTGAGGGAGCGTTCGGCCTTGTCCTCGGCATCGCGGAGGCTCCACTCGGACGGGAGTGCCGCCGTGAGTGACGCGACGAGCTCCTCCGTGAGGGCGTCGAGCATCGGCTCAGAAGCCACCGGACACCTCCGCGTTGGTGGGACGGATGATGCTCCGGATGGTCTTGTCGAGCGGGCGCGGGACGAACGAGAATCCCTCGCTTCCGACGTCCCCGTTCTCGTCAGCGCGACCAGCGGCCCACAGGTTTGTGGCTTGCTGGAGTTGCGCGTAGACGAGGTTGAACGTCGGCTCGTCCTGGTCGACGTCGAGGATCGCGAGGACCTCCTCCAGCCGGTCAGACAGACCGAACTGGAGGAGGACCGTGGCGACGGCGGCCTCGACGGTCGTGGCCTCGGGTGCGTACTCGACCACCTGGAGGCGCGCCGTGTCGACGATGAACTCGCAGAGTTCAGCGTTCGAGATTGGTGCCCCCGCCCAGGCCGCCTTGAGGCGAGCCTGGGCGGGGCCGTCGACGGCGCTGTACCAGGTGGACACAGTCAGACCAGGCGCTTCCAGATGACGCCCGCTTCCTCCGTGCCGTCCGTGACTTCCTCACCGAGCGCAGGGGCCTCCGGGGCGGACGTGCCGGACTTGCCGCCGCGCACCGCCTGGTAGATCACGGCGGCCGCCTTGGCGAGGTCACCCACCTCGTACTGGGTGGAGTTGGCGCGGTTGTCCGCCGCGCCGATGTGGACGACGGCGTCGGCGCGGACGATGAACACCTGGAGGTATCCGTGGATCGCCTTGTCGACACCACCGTTCGCGAGGTCGAGGGCGTCGATCTTGAGCGGCCCGCCGGGGAGCTCGTCGAACTCGACGGCCTTGCCGGACCCCACGATGACGGACGGCGTCGAGGTGATGCCGGTGTCACCGACGACCAGGACCAGGCCGTCGCCGGACCCTTCCCAGTCAGTCGAGGCCGTGAAGTTCACGAACTCGGGGATCAGGTCCTTGGGCGTGTAGATCAGCTGCTTGTACGCGATCTCGTTGGCGATGATGAACGTGGGCTTGTCGCGACGCCCGTCCGCCTTCTTGGCCGTGACCGCCAGGATGCCCTGGATGACCATGCCGAGCGCGTCGCCGTAGTCGTGGCCGTCGACGCCGGGGTACGTCTCCGACGCGATGGGGGCACCGGCGACGAGTCGCCAGGTCTCCAGTGCGACCGTGTCGGACCAGATGAGGTGGTCCTCCAGCACGAGGCGGAAGAACGCGTCGACGGCCTCCTCCGCGCCGGGGAGGTCGAAGAACTTGCGGGCAATGTCGGCACCGAACGCCCACTCGAACAGGTCGGAACTCTGCCCCTTGGTGAAGCCGACACCGGAGCCGATGGGGGCCTTGTTCCCTCGGTAGCGCTCGCCCAGGTGGTTGACGGGTGCGGCCTCGGTGCCACGGTGCAGGGTGTAGCCCTGCTTACCGGCGTAGGTGATGCCGGTTCCGAGCGTGCCGAGGACGATGTACTCGCGCTCGTAGGGGATGCCCTGGTAGAGCTGTCCGAGCCAGGTGGGACGAGCGACGTCCCCTCCCGCGATCAGGTCGTCGGTGACGTCCTGGAGCGCGGCGAGGACCTCGACGGCGGCGTCCTTGGCGTCCTTCCCCGCCTGGTCGAGAACCGGGCGCTTGGTCGCGGCGAAGGCGGCGAGGACCTCGACGGCCGAGGGACCGGCGTAGTCGGCGTCCTTGGACGGCTCCTTCTTCGCAGGGGCGGTGGGTGCCCCGGCGCGCGCCGTGGCGGGGATGGTGGCGGATGCGGTCACTTCGGATTCCTCCTGGTCTGATGCCGTCTCGGCGGCGGGGTCGGTGTATGTCTCGGTGATGGTGGTGGTGGTCTGGGTGCCGGTCGAGGTCTCGACGGTCTCCGAGTCGTAGACACGGGTCCAGGTGTTGCCCTCGGAGTCGGTGTAGGTGTCGTCGGTGTGGGACTCCGCGACGGTGTCGCCGCTGGTCTCGTCGGTGTCCTCCTCGTCTTCGACACCGGGTGTGTCGGCGGCGAGGACCATGGCAGAGGGGAACGCGCCGCGCTCGACGAGGGCGACGCCGGAGAGCATGCCGCCGGTGGCCTTGCCGCCCCGGATGCCGGTGCGGAACTCGCCGGAAAGGCGACGACGCTTGCCCTTGGGGTTGCGGGCATCCGCGAGGGCCGCGTCGCCTTCGGGCGTCTTGGCGAACGTGAGGGATGCCATGATCCCGGCGGCGGTGTCCCAAATGCGTGTGGCGTATCCGCGCGGGTCGTAGCGGTCGTGATCGACGTTCATGCCGACGACGCCGGGGTCCTCGGGGATGCGGATAGTTCCCGCCGGTACCTCGAACTGACCGACGTTGGTTCGGCCCTTCTCCCCGTAGGGGACAACGAGTCCGGTGACGGTGCGGTCGTCGAGGCTGGCGAGCACCTCCCCGCCCTCGATCTGGATGTCAAGTTCGTTCATGTGGTTAGTCCTCGCTTGTCGGTGTGGTGGTGGGGTCGGGCGTGGCGAACATGTTGGACAGGTCGCCACGGATGGACTTGCCGGACGGGACGACGTCGTCGAGGGACATGCGGGCCTCGAACGCGAGGAGCATGCGCTTGGCGGGGCCGTAGTCCCATAGCTCGCTGCGCTCCGCGCCGTTCTCGCCCTTGCCCTGGTAGCGCATCTCCGTGCCACCGCCGGAGCCGCCCTGGCGGACGCCCTCCAGGAGCGAGGCCGGGAGCGAGGCGTGGTTCGCGATGTCGAGGCGGACGGCGTTGCGGCCGGTCTCGTAGAGGTCGGTGGCGACGTTCGCGCCGGGGAGGTCGACGTCCATGGCGTCCTTCGGGAGGAGGCCGGTGGAGTTCTTGCGGCGGCCCTCGTTCCACTCATCGCGGATCGTGGCGCGCTGGGCCTTCGAGTAGCTGAAGTAGAGGTCGTCCTTGATGCGGAGGACTGTGAGTGGGATGGGGTTGTCGAGCCGGTTGAGGTAGGCCTCCTCGATCTTGCGGGCCTGGTTGAGGGTGTCCTTGCCGTCGACGAGGAGACCGTTCTCGCCGTACCCAAGCTGGACGGCGACGAGGTAGGTCTTGTAGGCGTCGTCGACGAGGTCGGAGTCGCAGTGCACGTCGCCGTTGTTATCCATCCACCACAGGCCCATCGGGATGTGGAGGCAGTCGGCCTCCGGGTCGTCGGCCGGGCGGGCGGTGAATCCGAAGCACGCCCAGCCGTAGAAGAACCAGTCGGACGCCGCGCCGTAGGTGCGGTGGTAGGGCGAGACGCCGGAGGCCGAGGTGGTGAGCCACTTGGGCTGTCCCTCGTCGCGCGCGTCGCCGTCCATCTGGAAGAACGGGATGCCCGCAAGCTGTGTACAGACGATGCCGTGAGCGCGCTTGACACCGGGGATGCGGAGGGCAATCTCGCGTGTGAGTTGCTGGTTCACTCCGTCACCGAGAACCCCCTTGAGAGCGTCAGCGGTGAAGCTCTGCAGGGAGTCCTGCGGCGTCCACGGCGACGTGATCTGGAGGACGGCGGACGGCGTATCGTACGCCTCGCGAATGCGCTTCTTGAAGATTCCCACGTTCTAGACCCTCGATCCCGTTTCCGACACCGAGGGGGTCGACGCAGAAGCGACACGCCGAACTTTGCGGAGGCGGCGCGCGTCGCGGTGTCGGTTGTCGCCGGGATGCTCGCGTTCCTCGTGCGCGCACGCCGCGTCCTGCGCCTCGTCCATGTGGAAGCGGCAGGGCCGCCACCACGGGTGCTCAGAGCACACGATGACGATGAGGGACGCGGACGTGTCGAACGTGATGGGACTGGTGGTCTGTCCGGGAGCGGCCATGGTGGTCTCCTAGCTGAAGTCGAAGAGATCGGACGGGTCGACGGGTTCGGTGACGTCGTCGAGGAACTGGAGGGCGAGGGTGGCGGCTTCCATCGGCGTGATGTCGGCGTCGGCCTGGTCCTTTGGCCGGCCGATTCCGAACCCTCCGTATGTGCCGATGGCGCGCTTAGTCGCGATGGCGGCGGCCGCGTCCAGGCGGTCCTGACGCCAGTGCGCGAGGGCGTTCTCCTCCAGGAGTTTGAGGAGCTTGGTCGCACCCTGGCGGACGTCGAGCGTCTTCGCCGGTCTGAGGTCCGGCCGGGGCATGGCCTTCTCAAGCGACGACACCTCGACGGCGACCGCCTGGGATGCGGAGTCGTAGACGATGGGGACCTTGTGCGTGCGGGCGAGGAGGAGGACTGACTCCCAGAATCCCTTGGTGCCCTGCTGGTGGTGGAGGAGACCGATGGCCGTTCGGGTCTCGCGCTCCTGCCCGTCGAGGTCCTCGGCCACGGCGACGAGGTCGAGGGGTTCCAGGACGTGGTGCCAGGCCACGGACACGGAGGACCACAGGCCGTCCGGGTGGATGGCGATGGCGAGCGAGAACCGGCCGGGATTCTCCGGCAGGGAACCGGGCACGGTGGTCTTGTCCCACAGCGCGGGCGCGATAAGGGTATTTGCGGTGCCCTCGTCTCCGAAGATGCCGAGGTACTCGAAGATGAACTTGTGTCGCGGTTGGAGGCGAAAGTTCTTGCGAACGGCTTCGAGAGTGGTGAGGTTGCCGATGCCGGGGTGGTGCTTCTCGATGAGGCCTCGGACGTTGGCGCGCGGGTGCGCTTCGGTGGGTTCCCAGTCCGCGAGCTCTTCCTCGCTGGTGGAGTCAGGCGCGTTGTATCGGAGGATGCCCGCGTCGAGTTCCTCGGCCTTCTCGAAAACGACTTCGTAGAGGAGGTTCCCCGTTCTGATCTTGTCGGCGGTCCCGGCAACCATGAATTGACCGCCGGTGGTGTCGAACGTCGGCGGGATCGCGGCGAGGAGGTCTTCTGTCGTCTCAGGCTTGGCGCGTCCTGACTCGTCGACGAGGACCACGTCGTAGGCGGACGCGCGGAAGTTGTCACCGATCGGAGCATGGACGGCGAAGATGGACCCGTTCGGGAACGTGATCGACTCGGCTCCAGCCTGACGCGAGACCTTGATAGGGCGTGTCTTCTTGATCGGGTAGACGTCCTCGATGACGTCGAGCACCTGCTCGGAGAACTTCTCACGCGCCTTCTGTCCCGTGGTCGCCAAGGTGAACGCGGAGTTCTGTCGAGGGCGGCACGCGCACCGGCCGATGATGACGGCGAGGATGCTCGTCGTCTTGGTGGATCGGCGCGGCATGATGATGCCGTTGATGGTCTGCCCGGCGGCGAGCATGTCGACGGCGAGGAGTTGCTGTGGCACGGGGTCTTGGGGCGCGCCGTATCGGTCGGTGAGTTCACCCATGACCTTCATGCCGGTGAGGAACTCGCGGCGGTCGCGCTCGGTGGTGACGAGGCGCGTGACCTGATCAGGTTCGAGGGCGGTGTCCCGGAGCGCAACCCATGCCTCGGCGTTCATGAGCCAGTGGTACTCCAACTCGGGGAAAAACACGCCTGTAGAGCCGTAGGCGGGGGTTGCATTGCTAGACATAAAAAGATCCGATGGTCAGGGGTTTTGTCATCCAGTTGAGGGAGCCAGGCGAGACGGTCGCGGCCGGAGCGCGCCGAGACTTGGCTTCGCGTTGTCGGGCCGCGCCGAGTCGGCCGCCGTCTGCTCGATTGCCGATGCATCGGGCCGTCTTGTAGCGGTGCTCGGGTGCGAGGTTGTCGAGGCCAGGCCCGCCGTTCGGGTCGCGATGCCCGACATCGAACCTCTGCTCTGGGTCGATGGGGTGGCCGCATCTCCAGCACGTCACCTCGATCCCGGCCCGTCGCTTGACCGCGACCTGAGCGCGGATGATGCGGGCGTTCTTGAGGTACTCAGGGTCGCGGTGCTTGGCGCTCATGCGGCGTGCTCCCGCTCGTCCGCCCGGTCGCGTTGCCACTGCCTCTCGAACATGGCGAACGTGACGCGAGGGTGACGTGCCCAGTGCTCGACCAACTCCTCGGAGGCGTACGCGAGCGCTCGGGCCTTGTTGCCCATGAACAGTGAGAGCGGGTCAATTCCCTTCGCACGTCCGCGTGCGTTCAGCATGGCCCCGCGTGTGGCTTCTTCGGCCACTTCGTACTGCGCGTAGAGGCTGTCGTCGTACGCGGCTCGACACTCACGCCACTCTGCGAACGCCTCGCCTATGAGGCTCATCGCCGGATCACGCCGTGCTTGTCGTCGAGGCACGGGCCGGTGTGTTCGTGCGGTCGGGTGCAGACGCACCAGGTCTCGCCCTCGGTCCAGATGTCTCCGCATGCTCGGTCTGCGATGACGAGTTCGTCGGATCGCTTGAGCGCGTCCCAGCGGGCGAGGACCTCAAGGTCGATGTGTCGATTGCGTCGGCGGTCGCGGATGCCGAGGGCGAGCCACCAGGCGACGAGGAGGGCGAGGGCGACGAGGAGGGCCACCGGCTCGATGCAGTCGTTCATGCGCCGCGTCCGGCCTTCTCGATGAGCGCGAGCATGGGCGCGGCCTCGTGCATCCCGGCGAGGGTCTTGCGTCCGGCGTCGACGAATGCCCACGCCGCGTCGAGGTAGTCCGGTCCATCTTCGACGAGTCGGGTCCGTGCGCCGTCGAGGGTCTTGGCGATGTCGTCGAGCGCCTTGGCCGTCATGGCCTTACCGGCGCGACGGGCCAGGTACGCACGGGAGCGGGCGGTGTTGACGAGGTCGGTGAGGGCGTCGGTTGCGGGCTTGGTGGTCTGGGCGTCGTGCATGCTCTGAGGTCCTTGGGTTCGTAGGTCGGGCCGAGGATCGCGCGTATCTCTGCTCGGGTCGGAGCGGTGATCGGATCGCGTTCGTTACGTCCGTCCGCTCGGTGATGACCACAGGAGCACCACCCGGAGGGGAGGTAGATGTGTTCCATGACTTCGGCCTGCTCGATGGTGAAGGGAAGGTGAGGAGTTGGGAGATATGGCCCCCCTACTCACCCCGGAGGGCGATTCGGAGGGGCCTGCTCGACGGAGCCAGGGCGGAGCCTGGAGCCGGTCGACGCGGCACGACGGGTTAGGTCGTCACGGACGGGATATGAACTACAGGGACGGGCCTGGGGAGGTTGTCGCGCCCGGTCATGCCTTGACCGCGACTCCCGTAGTTCTCGGGTGGCATCTTGTTCGATTTCGCGGAGCGCCTCCCGCGTGTCCCGCCCGGTCGTGGCGTCGCGTCCTGCATCGTGTGGTCTCCCCTCGGCGGGGAGCATGGTGGTGGTCGTGTGCGTGGCGTCGCAGTTTTGTGCATGACTCATACGGTTATGCACATGTGAACAAGTCTGTGGATTGTGGGCGGCGTGTCGCGTTTTTGGGTGCGGCTAACGCTAAAGTGGTCGCATGACACTCATGGACAACCCGACGTGGACCCTGGTGGACCGACTCCGGAAGTCACGCCTCTTGGCTGGCCTCGAACAGGCACAGATTGCCGACGCCCTCGGCGTTGCTCGCAACACTGTGAGCAACTGGGAGCGGGGACGCTCGGAGCCGTCCGCGACCTACTTCGTTCGGTGGGCGCACGCGACCGGCGTAACCCTCGATTGGCTCGCAGAGGGCGTTAACGCAGAAACGGCCCCCACCGAAGTGGAAGCCGTTTCGTCACTGTCTCAACACAGTGTGCGCCCGAAGGGACTCGAACCCCTAACCTTCTGA